TCAGCACTCGTCTTTTCATAAAGGAAAATGCCGGAAATAAGATTGAGAAACTGTGCTTCAAAGAAGTCTACAAGTGCATTTATAAACTCCTTGGCGGTTTTCTTCCGGCGGAGCTTATCGTCTTTGAGAATGTTCATTTCGTCAAAGTATTCAACCGGATTATACATAGTTCACACCGCCTATTCTTCTACCATTGCAGTCTTACTTGGCTGCTTAGATTCCTCTGTCTTATCTTTTTCCGTGTTGTTCTCCCCACCGTTCCCCTCTTCATCCTTGTATGCGTTAGGGTTCGGTTGCTGTGTCTTTTCCTCCTTGGAGGCAAGTTTCTTCTGTATGCCATCAATAATAGGCTTACTATCAACCCATGCCTGTTGTGGATCTGTGAACAGTCCAACAGTGTTAAACGATGTAAGACCGTCTACTCCGGCATTAAGCAACGCCACAAGGGAATTGGTCTTAGACACCAAATCATAGGTTTTTGTACGGCAGAAACGGATTTCAACATCTGCCGTCTCTATATCTTTCAGACCGTCATACGGTCTCTGATCTGTCTTAATGATTTCGATTGCCAAATCAATGAGCTGCATTTCTGGCTCAGTGAATAACTGCTCAACCGTCTTAGCGGAAATCTCCAAACACTGCCATCCATTGGATAACTGCATCGCACCGGTGGTTGAACCGCCACTTGCCTCCTGCCATGATGGTGTAGAGGTAATCTGCTCCAACTGAGAATTGAGATGATCCACAAGTTTCTGAACCTCACTCTCATTCAATGTCTGATTGAGGTAAGTGATCTTTGCTTCCTTGCCGTCCCCGGTACTCTTTGTCATAATGACTCCATCGCCGTCTACGAGGTTTTTCTTGCCCTCTTCGTTTACCTGGCAGTTGTGCATCCAGAGTAAACTCTGAACGTGTTGCAGAATATCATTGATACGGTCAGAATCCACAAGATTCATTGCATCCATCAGTGGGATAACCTTTTCAAAAATACCCATGCGGTCATTCAGATAAAATTCAACGACCGGTATTCTTCGGAGTGGGTTTGGTGCGATATTCTCTTTCAGATGATAGTCTGTCGTGTTCAACTCATGCTCAATGGTATAGCAGAAATTCTTTGAGTATGCCGTAAGAGTAATTGTTCCATCATCATGTACGGAATAGGTGCATCCTAGCACCGGTTCTCTATATGCGTCATTTGAGTACACCACAAAGGTTGTAAGTGGACTTGGAACCAATAGTTCAAATGGAGAATATCTGCTCTTATTTCTGTTCGGCAGCATCATCTGGTAGCCGACACCACAGATAAATAGGTTTCTTCCAAGGGCAATATCTTTTGCCGCTTTGCTCTGCTCCTGCATCATTTTATTGAGCATGGCGATTTTCAAATCGTCAATATTCTCTCCATCGTCCTCATCCTTTTTTCTCAAAAATCCGAATAAGGCTTTCTTCTGTTTCTTTGTCGGTTCTATCTTTGCTCTCTGTACGAAAGTGATTGGGTTGGAAAAACAATATCCCAGATGCACGTCCACAATCTTTGAAGCATTGTTTTCTACGACTGTGGCATTGAGATCCGGTCTGATTTTCTTTTCACGGTTAAGAATTGGCTGATTGCCTTTCTCGTACTCAAAAAGAAAAACTTCCTGTGCCACATTCTCCTGGTGTTCCATAAACGCCTTAGATACAACCGATATGATATTGTCTTTCGTAATTTCCCTCTCATCAGTCATTAACATTCGTCTACCGAGAGTTGGACGGTTGCTTGCGTACATGAAGTTTCCCCTTTCCGAATAAAACAAAAGAACCGATCAAGTCTACTTATGACTTAACCGGCTCAAAGGCTCTTTGCTTAATTCTATTTTTATTACTTCCTTACATCCACGGCAGTTTATAAAAATCGTGCCGGATGCTCCGGGTGCTTTCTTGAAAAGAAGTTTTTCACGGTTTGCCCGCGCCTTACATACAGGGCAGTATACGTTTTCCGTTTCCAATATAGCTGCTCCTTTCTGTATGTGGATAGTTGCGTGGATGGGATTTGAACCCACGACCGTCTGATTAAAAGTCAGATGCTCTACCGAACTGCGCCACCACACATTACTGGGCGGCTCGCCACCGCCCTATCCTACAATAATGGAGGAACCCATGGCCTCTCGAAAGAGGCAAGAGCCAAGAGTGGGAATCGAACCCACAACCTTTTGATTACAACTCAAATGCTCTGCCAGTTGAGCTATCCGGGCTTACCAATATGGAGTAGCGTTCACTACTCCATATCAAGAAAGGGATAATCCACCAACGTCTATACCAAGACACCATCATTTTAACAAAAAAGGAATGATAACGCATTAAAATATCGGTGTAGCCGATATTCAACGTAGTCATTCCTTTTCAAATGATATAATTGAAAGTTAAATGATGTAATTGAGTTCGTTATTCTATGTGTTTTGGTTCGTAGTCTGTGCAATAATCATCCCATGATGTGACTGCTCCGTAGCAATCACTTTCCTCATTGGCGCATATCCAATCCGTTGTCCCATTAAAATTATCATGCCATACACAAGTACCGCAAATTCCGTTACATCCCATTCTGTCCCACCATCAATCTCTGGGCCTCTTCCGGGCTGCATACCGTCACTCCGGTTTCTTCCTCACACTTCTTTACCATACCGGCTCCGTCCCCAGCATAGCTTTCCCAAATGTGCTGTGATTCTACGAACACATCATTGATACGCTTATATCCGAATCCATAGGTTCTGTGAAGTGCTATGGCAATCGCAGCATATATCTGTGGAACCATCTGGTCTGCCGCAGTAGCAACGTTCTGTGAGCGGTTTCTTCTGGCGATTTCATTCAGGGAATTTATCAGTTTGTTATTCTTCGCCATATCTTTCCTCCAGTGCATCCTCAATAATAGAGTCCGTGTAAAGAAATTCTTTCATATCTGCTCCGTAGCAAGACGGCTCGATAGGTTCTACACCATAACAAGCCATTCCATGAGGACATTCAGCGTTTTCAGGACAATATTTGCAATAATCCTCTCCGTCATGTGTTTTCAGCCATTCATCAAGGATTTGTTCGTCTCGATGCTTTTCAAATACCGCTATTGCATCTGCCAGAAAGTCGGTCTGGGCAAACCATTTCAGATCGTCAATCACTTTCCACGGGTTATCGCCAGATACATTCATACAAACTTCATGTAACCTTTCCATTTGATCGCAGTCTTTATATTTTTCCTCTATTTCTGCGATAGGAGATTTTAATGCGTGATAATTGCGAATGTGAACATAATTGAAGTATGCCGAGGAATATTCCCCTACTTCATACTCTCCGGGTTCAAATGTGTGGTTTTGCATCACGATCTGCAAAGCAACTGGAAGCTCGATAATGAGCATTTCGGCTTTTTCAATATCCTCAGCAGCGTATTCTCCACTTTCTTCATCGCAGTGCCATCCCATGATTTCACACACATTCGTTGTGGGACCGCTGTTCCCGAATGGTCTTTTAACATCTATTGCCGGTCTATATCTATCCTTAGAATCTATTAAAATGGAGATTCTAAAATTAAGGTCTGTCATAATCTTTATGTGCTCCGGTTTTAATTTAAAACTTGGCATATCGACCTACCTCCGTTTCATTCCTCTGACTGTATGTTTCCTTTTGTTTCCCATAAATCTGCCACTTCCCTTTGAACCGCCAAATATGAAAGCGGACATATTTCCGCCGGACGGTTTCTGTGTAGGTGGTGTTTCTGACGGTGCCGGTTTATACTTGGGTCTCCATACCATGACAATTTTATTGTCTTTGGGATCCACAAATCCAATACCATTTTCAAAGATAGTAAGATTAAGTCCATGCCGGATGCAGGCCTCTTCGATCTCTTTCTGCACCTCAACCGCTTTTTTCTGTGCTTCTGTCATTATATCTTCTCCTTTCATCGGTCAATCTCACACCTCATCCTCCTAAACTTTCAGTTTTTCAATTTCTTCAAGGACCGTGGTATACTCGGCATTTATAATCTCAATCAGTTTATCTCTGGAATTTTTAATGTTGGCAGCATAGGTTTCCAATATCAATGCCATTGTCTTATTTGCCTCTTCCTGACTGAGTAAGGTTGCTGTATCTCTGCCTCCGTCTGCGTGAATATAGAGTTTGGCCTGTCCTTGCTGATCCGCATTGTATGCTTTCATGCTTTGAATTAACGTAGTTGCCTCTGTACTCACGGAATCTATTGTTCCAAGGTATGATCTGCACATTTCATAATTTGTAGTGTTCATATTTCTGTAAACCTCTTTCCGTCTGCATATCGTCTGTCAATAATCGTTTTTTATAAAACCTTTTCGTTGAGCGCAACTCATGCAGTAATTGTATCTGCCGTAAATGATTCCTCCGCATCCCCTGCATTTATGTCCTCGCTCTATTGCTTTCCCATACGGTTGTCCTAATGCGTAATAGCATTTCCTGCAGTATGTGTAATGATCCTGACAATAGCCTCCGCATCTTTGACAAAATGCCATTTTTAATTACCATCCTTTCTATCCATCAAACACTGGAAGAATTTTTCAATTTCGTCTTTGAGTTCTTTTGAATCTGTTTCAAACACAACCTTGTATTCTTTCTTTCTGCTTCCGTCTTTCAGTTCTATATCATCACTATTTGAATACCACGATTTCATATCAGTTTTCCTCCGAGTATCTAACGCGTTCTGGATTCACTTTCATGGCGCACTCCCGGCATATAAATTGATTGGAATGGTTCTTGATAAGGCCAAGATACGGTTTTTCCTCAGAACCGAATTTATATCCGCACGCAAAGCACTTATCTAATCCTCTATTCTTAACTCCGAGTGACTGTCGGAACATTAGTGTTTCTCCGATTGTACTCTGCCACTTGGCGCAATCATAGATTTCATAATTCCTTACGGTTGTTTTTGATATTTTCATCTACCGTCCTAACCTTTCCTGAATGATTTTCTGTCCATCTTCACTCTCATAAAACATTTGAATTGTTCCGAAACAAAACCTCACTACATCAGGGATCGGCATATAAGTAAGCAGCTCTCCGGTTTCTAATCGCATTTCGCAGGATTTAATTCCGAAAATCTTTGATTTACACGTCAACTGAAACTTGTGTTTACAGGTCTGTTCTGCCATCGTCCTCTCCGATCTCCGAGAACTTCGTGTATATCCTGTTCTCAGCGTAGTAGATGTTATAATCTTTCTGCCGGATGTAATGCCACAATCCTTTTTCGTGACCGGTTTTCAGAAAGTCATGGTTGTAATACTCCGTCTCATACCGCTCATTAACCATCTGTCGGAAACTGAGTTCATCTATCTGGTCTGAGGAATGAACAAAGTCTGAAATCTTGGTAATGTCCTCTTTCGATAATTTCTCTGTTGCAACGAACACTACTCTTACGATTTCCGTTCCGTGTCTCTCCACGCATTCCAAATCTTCAACAGATTGCAGATGATACACCACTCTTTTGCAGAAATGGTACGGAAACTCCGACTCTGTGTAGCTCGTGTGCATTTCCATTGGAATACCGGCTTTAATGCAGATACCCATAACCATTCCGAGATACATAGGCACAAGAGGATTGTCACTATACCGGTAAAGCGGATCTCCACCGCCGGAGATAGATACGATATTCGCTCCGGTCAATGTAATGGCATCCTCCAATTTATCCAGACCGTCCACCGTGGATTTCGGCACTTTAATTCCATTCTCCCGGACTATGCAGTAAGGGCATCTGCCGTGGCATCCAAAGTTTGTTATCACACTCAGGTATTTATCCATAATCTATCATCCTTTCACAACTGTAAATCTGTACTCTGCCTTTATATCAGGGTATTTATTGCCGTCTACTTTGCTCATAAACATATCAAATGGTCTTGCGAATTTATCTCCTTGATGTATGCCGCATCCGATCAATTCTCCGTCATACAAAGCCTCATAAATAACCAAGAGTTCTCCTGTTTCTGTATGCTTTGCAAAATCTAAAACTCTGTACATATAAAGATTTATATTTTCACTTATTTGCTTTTCTGTAAGTGTCTCTCGTTTGAAATGACATACCGTATCGCCTTTGTGTATTCTCATACTTCCTCCTTATCTAACCAAATCCTGAATTTCCACTTTGAAACCATCGAACTTCCTTTCTTGCAAATACTTCTGTGTGTCAAAGAAATTCAATGTCCCCGTTTCCTTGTTGACAGCTATGCTTACACCGCAATCAATACAAGTTTGCCGTAAAATACCGAGACTAAGTTGCAAAGCCTGTTTTGTATCTTCTGTCATGCTCTGTCTCCTTGTTTCTCAATATTATCGTTGTGTGAAATAATATTATGTGTGGAAATCAAATCATAAAACAATGCTATCTTTGCCGCATCTAAACTGACCGTCTCTCGTCTTTCTTCTCCTTTTGTCGTAACTACCACTTCGATATTGTCTATGTCTTGATTTCCTAATGAGAGTATAAACTTCATTTTTTTACATCTTTTTTCTTTCAACAAATCTACTGTTTCTTCCGATAACATTGTTTCTCCTCTCCGTTCTTTAGTGTTCCTCCATAAAAAATAGGTGGTAGTCATTCCGACCGCCACCTACTGTTTCCTGACTTATTCTACTCTAATGCAATCATATCTCTCAGAATTGATCGTGTTCTCCATTGCCTCAACCGGGTTGTAACCAAGGTTCTGCAGAATCTGTTTGAATACCGTCACCGACTGTCCGCTTGCAAGCTGCACGCCCTTACGGTTGTGATCTGCATGGAATACATCGTGTCTGCTATTCACATTCCAGAAGATAATGTTCGGGATTACATAACCAGCCTTGCGGAACTTATTTGCCATCTTGTCATAGAAAGACCACTCACGGTTTCCACAACAGTCAATTTCCATGTCTGATATGACAACGATTGCTTTCGGCATTTCCTCCTGCGGAGTATTGTGTTTTTCCGCAATTTCAAGAACCCTCTCAAAAGCAGCTTTAAGGTCTGTGTT